CCCGTGCATTACAGAATGAGACCGAGAAAACCAACAGAATTAAAAAAATTACAGGGTACCTATCAAAAGTGCCGTGATCATAACGAAATTAAGTTTACAATTTTGGAAAATGAAATTGAAATACAAAAGGATTGGCAAAAGATTTTGGAAATTACTTGTAACCAGTTACGCAAAATTGGTATTTTGGCCGAGGTAGATTTAAATTTGGTTGAAGCTTACGCAAAAGCTATGAGCCGATATTACGAAGCGCAGCAGCAAGTGGAGGCAATGGGCATGGTAATTGATGGACAGCAGGGTTTAAAAATAAATCCTTGGTTTGATGTAATGGAAAAAAGTTTAAAAACAGCTTGCAACGTCGGGGGCATGTTTGGAATTACACCAAGCGCACGCGCTCGGATTCCTGCGCAGGCAGCACCGGCAAGTAAATTAGAATTATTAAAAAAGAAAATATCATGAAAGTATTTAAAATTGAACAGACCGCAGGCGGTTGGATATTAACGATTGACGGCGCGGCTGTTGATAAATGGGGCAAGCCTTCGGAAGCTCCGCACGTTTACCGCAATAAATATCTGGCGCAGCTTGCTGAGCGGTATTTAAAAAATATTACTGTAACTGTAAGCACCGACGAAGACAGCACCGACGTATTTGTTAAATGGAGCAAGCCAAAGCATACGCGGAAAAAGTAATAAGCGGCGAAATTGTAGCCGGGCAGCTTGTGCGTAATGCGTGCGAGCGGTTTCTGCGTGACCTAAACAGCTGGCAGTTTGAGCAATCAAACGTTGATCATGCTGTGACGTTTATACAGGAATTGGAACACACAACAGGGGAGCATGCAGGCCGTAAGTTTATACTTGAGCCGTGGCAGTATTTTATTGTGGCCAATCTGTTTGGGTTTGTAAATGACGATGGCACGCGAAGATTTACGCGGGCATATATTGAGGTGCCGCGTAAAAACGGGAAGTCAACATTTAGCAGTGCGCTGATGTTATACGGATTGTTAGCCGACGGAGAGCCAGCGGCGCAAGTGTATAGCGCAGCAACAAAGCTTGACCAAGCTATGATGGTATTTGGTGAATCGGTGCGAGTTTGCCAGAACGTTGATTTTTTGCAAGGCGAAGTTGTAGTAAATAACAGCGTTAACAATCGGCGGATATTGTACGGGCAGAATCTGTATAAGCCATTGGAATGGAACCCGAATAAACAAGACGGTTTAAATACTCACTTTGCGTGCATTGATGAATATCATGCGCACCCAAGCGACGACCTATATAACGTAATTCGTAATAGTATGGGAGCGCGCAGACAGCCGTTGCTGTTTACAATTACGACGGCTGGGTTCAATCGCGAATCACCATGCTATCGTCACCGGCAGTATTGCGCTAACGTTTTAAGCGGTGGGATTCAAGACGACGGATTGTTTACAATTATTTACAGCTTGGATGCTGGCGACGATTGGACAGATAGGAAAGTATGGGCAAAGGCAAATCCAAATTGGGGGGTAAGTGTTTACCCGCGTCAGTTAGAGCAAGCAGTAAACGAAGCGCGCGAGTTCGTCCATAAGGAGGTTGAGTTTAAAACTAAACTGCTTAACGTATGGACAGACACGGCGCAGACGTGGATAAGCGACAGCGACTGGACAGCATGTGAGCAGCAGTTAAATTTATTAGGCGCGCGGTGCTATGGTGGTTTAGATTTAGGTAGCACTTCGGATTTTTGCGCATTTAGTTTGTGGTTTCCGGATCATAACGCAATTAAAACGTGGTATTACTTACCAGAAGCTGCGATTAAGAAACGGACTGATAACGTAGGGCAATCTTATAGGCAATGGGTGCAAGACGGTTATATTATTGTAACTGATGGGAACGTAACTGACTACGCGTTTATTAAGCGCCATATTATGGAGCTTGCTGAAGATTACGATATACAGGATATAAGTTTTGACCGATTCAACGCGTCGCAGTTGGTTATTGAACTGCAAAGCGAAGGCTTGCCAATGTTCCCGTTTGGGCAGGGATTTGTTAGCATGAGCGCGCCGACGAAGGAGCTAGAACGTAAGGTAATGAATAAAGATTTGATTCATGACGGTAACCCAGTTACTAGGTGGATGTTGGGCAATGTGTTGCTGCAATATGATCCTGCGGGAAATGTGAAAGTTAACAAAGCCAAGTCAGGCGATAAAGTCGACGGCGTGGTTTCAATTATAATGGCGTTAGGTGGTTGTATGATTGAGGCGGCAAAAAATGAAGCGCAAGATTTTTGGTTTGTAAAATTGTGAGGTTAGAGCTAATATATATCGATGAATATGTTAAGCGATATTATGAGCTGCTGCCACTGCATCCAACATATGAGAAAGCATGGGAAGCATTAGAGGCAGAATATAAACACGCCATTGGCCGCAACCGATACGCTAACTATGCAACGTTTCGCGTTGTGTTATGCAGGTGGATGAAAATAAATAGACGTTGTTAACGGCATGTAAGTAATTTAATATTTAATTTGTATTATGCAATTTCGGCTATGGCCATTTAAAACAGAAAAACGCAGCAGCTTATCAGCTCCGCCTGATTGGTTGGTAAATACGCTATCGAATATATTTGGTATTCAAACCAAGTCAGGCGCGGCTGTTAACGAAAATACCGCGTTATCGATTAGCAGCGTTCACGCTTGCGTCCGAGTGATTAGCGACGGCATAGCGGGATTGAGCTTAAAACTATACAACGACGACGGAGTAAATAAAACGCAGGTTAACAATAACTATGCGGCCGCGTTGTTGAATGATCCTAATAGTTACCAGACTAAATTTGATTTTATCAAATACATGGTTGGGCAGTTGGTATTAAAGGGCAATGCTTACGCGTTTATTAATCGTGACGCGCGTTTTATTGCTTACGAATTGCACCCAATCCGTAGCGAATACGTTGAGCCGATAATTGAAAACGGCCAGTTGTTTTACCGCGTAACGATGAAAGGGTACCCGCCAATGGTGCCGGCTACTGATATGCTGCACTTTAAAGGGCTTTGCACTGACAATCCGTTGAAAGGTAAAAATCCTATCCAGGTACACGCTGAATCCTTAGGTATTGATTTGGCAGCCATTGGAAGCAGCGCAGGCGTTTATAAAAATGGCGTTTTAAAATTTTTGTTAACAAGCGACGCGGTAATAAAGCCAGAGCAAGCGGCGAATTTAAAAAACAGCTTAGACGATGTAATCCAAGGCCAAGCGCGCAGCACAGTGTTGCCAAATGGAATTAAAATGGAGAAGTTAAGCTTAAGCCCTGAAGAAGCGCAGTATATTGAGCAGCGTAAATTCTCAGCGCAGGAAATAGCGCGCATGTTTGGCGTGCCTGCTTCCATGATAGGCGCAAGCGACGGAGGTATTAAATCAAGCGTTGAACAGGAGTTTCAAGATTTCTATGCACGCACCTTGTTAGCATATGCGATTAACATTGAACAGGAAATGGCGCGCAAGCTTTTGACTGAAACAGATAAGCAAACGATGTATTTTAAATTCAATTTTAATTCATTGCTTAGAGCGACGGCTAACGATCGCGCTGATTTCTACAATAAAGGCATACGCGGCGGTTGGTTGTCACCCAATGAAGCGCGTTTGTTTGAGGATATGAACGGATATAGCGACGGCGCTGGATATATGGTTGAGAGTAATCTAATACCGGCCGAGCAAATGGCGGCTTATATGGAAGCTAAGATTATTAATTTGACGAATAAAACATTAAACAACAATAACCCAACAGGGGATAATAATAATACACAAGCGTGATGAAAGAAAAACGCACCATAACAGGAACGATAAACTACAGAGCTGAAGGCGAGAATATGCCAACACAGTTGGGCGGTATTGCTGCCGTTGTTAACAGCTCTACAGATTTGGGATATTTTGAGGAAGTCATAGCACCGGGCGCGTTTGATTATGCGCTTAGCAAAGATTATGACATTCGCTGTTTGTTTAATCATGAGAGCGAGTTAATTTTAGGACGCACGAAGGCTAACACGTGTAAAGTGTTTGTAAACGCTCAGGGGAATTTGGAATACACTTGGGTACCTGATTACGAAAACCCCACACATGTAAGCGTTGTGCGCAGCATTATGCGTGGAGATATTACGCAGTCTTCTTTTGCGTTTACAATCCGCGAACAGGTTTGGACAGAATCCGAAAAATACGGGAGCATGGGAAAGCGCATTGTTAACGTTATTGAAGATTTGTATGACGTTAGCCCGGTTACATACCCAGCGTATGAGGACACTGAGGCAGACGCTCGCAGTATTATAAAGATGCGCGACGAACAGCGCGAAATTGACGCAGCCGAGCAATCACGGGCAAGCGTTGATTTAATTAAATTGATTGCAATGAGGTATAAAAATTATTAAAATGAAAAACATAAAAGCACTTAAAGAAGAGCGCGGCAGCTTGTTGGACGAGTTAGCCGGCTTGCAAAATGTAATTGAGCGTGAAGCTCGCAGCATGAGCGAAAAAGAAACTAACAGATTGAGCGAAATCGAAGCCCGTTTGTCTGCTATTGCTAACGAAGTTGAGAAGCTTGAGAAGCTCCAAAACTTGGCTGCACAGGCTGCTGGTAACAGCGTAAGCCGTAGCGAAGAAAAAGAAAAGTCAAAAATGAAGGAGCAATACAGCTTCAAACGCGCTATGGAAATGGCTATTTCTGGCCGTCGCGATGGCGTTGAAGGTGAATTTAACGCAATTGCTGCTGAGGAATACCAGCGTAGCGGTGTGAGTGTTTCTGCTCATTCAATTAAAATTCCTTCTGAAGTTTTCAAACGTGACATGACTGCAACCGGTGGAAGCCCTGCAGGTACTGAAGGCGGATATAATATCCAAACTTCTGTAGGTTCTATTATCGACGTGTTGTTGCCCCGCACCGTATTGCGCGGATTGGGTGTACAGCAGTTGTCTAATTTGGTTGGTAACTTAGACCTTCCTACTGCTTCTACCTTGCCTTCAGCTGGATGGAACACTGAAAACGGATCAGCTACTGAGAAAAGCCCTGCTTTCAGCAAGGTTACTTTTTCTCCTAAGAGATTGGCTGCTTACATTCAGGTTTCTAATCAGTTAATGCTTCAGTCTTCCAATAGCATTGATGCTTATGTAAGAAACTGGTTATTACAGGCTATGGCTCAAAGCATGGAGGCTGCTGCTATTAAGGGTGGTGGTTCTAATGAGCCAACTGGTATTATTGCAAACGCTAACGTAAACGTGGTTTATGCAGGTGGCGCAACTTCAAACGCAACTAACGCAAACGGAGCTGCTCCAGTTTGGGCTGACGTTGTTAACCTTATGAAAGCTGTTGAAAATGCAAACGGCGAAGGTGTTGCTTATTTAACTAATCCTTTGGTAAAAGCTAAATTACAAACTACTCCGCGTCAATCTTCTGGCGTTGAAGGTAATTTTATATGGCCTGCTGGTGGGTCTGAATTGAACGGTTACCCTGTAGCTACTTCAACTTTGGTTCCTTCTAACCTTTCTAAAGGTAACTCATCTACTTTGAGCGCTGCTATTTTTGGAGATTTCTCTAAAATGGCTTTAGCCTCATGGGGTGGAATGGAGTTAACTGTAGATCCTTATAGCGGTGCTACTGCTGGTTTAACCAACGTAGTATTAAACGCTTACATGGATTGCAACTTGTTACAGCCTGCAGCATTTGCAGTTTGTAAGGACATTGTAGCCTAATAAGAACGTGGCGCGGCCGTTATCCGCGTGCGGTGCTGGTGGTTAATTCTGCCAGCATCGGCTAAATATGAAAGTGAAATTTTTGACTAATCCGACCGGCAAATGGAATTTATCCTACAATGTCGGCGAAGTTGTTGAATTAGAAACCAAGCAGGCCGAGCTTTTAATTGAAGCAGGCGACGCTATTGCTGTGGAGGAAACCAAGCCAAAAAAAGTAAAGCCAATTAATCCCGAAGAGGGCGACTAATGATAACCGGAAAACGCATAATATCATATAGTAACGCAGCTACTGATTACGTTTCGTTGACTGAAGCTAAACAGCATTTACGCGTAACGTCAAGCAGCGACGATACTTATATTAGTAATTTGATTATGATGGCTGTTGATGCGTGCAGTCAGTATTTAGGTTATAGCATACGCAAGGCAAGCGTTCAGTATGGTTTTGATAATCTGGTAGGGCAGCCTGCTATTATGAATCCTGTTAACGGGACTGAACAGCCTGTAGGTAACTTGCTGAGAATACCGGGAAGAGTTTTAAGTTTAACAAACGTTCAATATGTTGACGATAACAATACTGCGCAGGCGTTTACTGATTATATTGTATCGCCTCAGCCATTGGGCAGCTACGGCCGCACCTTATTTATAACCTCAGCGCCAAGTTCAACGACCGACGACACTACCAAATATTTGGTAACAGTAACAGAGGGATTTGAGCCGCCAAGTGCTACCGGTGTAGATGCAAGCGATATAATGCCGCAATCGGTTAAATTTGCCGCATTGTTATTAGTTGGGCAGTATTATGATAACCGCGCTTCGATTGTGGTGGGTACGATACAGAGTAAAATGGATTTCGGATTACATTATTTACTTGATCCTTATAAGGCTAATTATTTCATATGAACGCGGGCAAGTTTGATGAACTTATTAGTTTGCAGTCCTACACAACGACAACGGACAGCGCCACAGGCGAAAAGCTACAGACGTGGGCGCAATATGCGACAGAGTGGGCGCAGGTTGTGGAAGCACCTGCAGGCATTGAGCAAGTCAACGGCGACAGGCGCGAGCATAAGCAAACGGTAGATTTTACAATTCGCTACAATGCAAGCGTGAGCGTTTACCATCGTATAGAGTGGGGCGGGCAATATTTTAATATTATTAATATACAAGATTTGCAGCGCCGAATGTATTTGAAGCTTCAAACGGAATTAACGAAGTGAATAAGGTTACTGGTATTGAGGATACAATAAAAGCGCTTCGAGCTGTAGGCGCAAGCATAGAGGGCAAAGAATTACAGGACGTAATGCGCAACGAAGGGCGCAAGGTTATAGCTACGGCGAAATCATTGGTTCCTGCTGATAGTGGTGACCTCCGCGAATCAATTGGTTTTATTACTTCCAAAGACGACAAATTTAAAAGCTCGGTGTTAATAGGCACGCGCCGAAATTATTATAATCATTATTTGGGTGTTATGTACGAATTTGGAACAGCTCCAAGGATACAGAAAAACGGACGTTATACGGGAACGATTGAGCCGCGGCCATTTATGCGCCCAGCATTGGATAAAAATAAACAATCGATTGTTAACGGCATATTTAATGGCGTTTCAAAAATCGTAACTAAATTAGCAAAAAAATATAATCTAGAATAAAATGGCAACTACAGGACCAGTTAACGGCACGCTGATCGCAATATATAAAGATATTAGCGGCACACTTACAAAAATCGCTAACGCTACTTCCAACAGCTTCGATATTACGGCCGACATGATCGACGTAACTAATAAAGACAGCGCAGGTTGGAAGGAATTTATCACCGGCGAAAAAGGTTATACTATGTCTATTGAGGGCATTTTTGAAGAGGACGGCAGCGTAGGTGCTGGTGCGTTATCTTGGAAGGATGTAATAACCGACCTTACTGCTGGTACTTCTGTTACTATTGTAATGACTAGCAATGTAAGCGGTGACATAAAATTGAGCGGTGCTGCATTTTTTAGCAACCTAAATTTGTCAGCTCCTAACAATGACAAGGCTACTTTTACCGCTACCATTCAGGGAACTGGTGCGTTGACTGTAGGCACAATCTAATAAATTACCATTGGTTGGTTTTCATAATGAATAGCCCCGCTATATGTGGGGCTTTTGTTGTTATATTTGTAGCATGGAAATTAAATTCGGTAATGAAACTTTTGAAATGGTGTTTAACATGAATAGCATTAAAGCTGTAATGTTAGACGCTGGTATGGAAACTTTTGCAGATTTGCAAGGCGGTGGCGACATAGCCAAGCAGTTAGATTTTGGATTATTATGCGCCTATCATGGAATCAATGAAGCCGCTGAGATTGCAGGCAATCCGAAGCCGTTTATTTTAATTGCAGATCTTGGAAGAAAAGTTTCTAATTTTAAGGAAATACTTCCGGCAATGGAAGCCTTCGGCGCATCGGTTACGGAATTTTTTAAATCCGACGAAGCCGCGGGAAAGTAACCGCCAAGAGTGAAGGCGCGCCGCTAACTTGGCAGCTTATTGAGCGCATAGCATTTGGTGAGATGTGCATGCTTGAAAACGATTTTAAACGATGCACGCCGCGTTATTTTCGGATTAGATTACATGGGTTAAGGCAATCGCAGCAGGCGCAATATCGTAATGAATGGGAGCGGGTTAGATGGCAAACAGCAGTTATGTTATCGCCGCATAGCAAACAGCCTGTAGATCCGTTGAAATTAATTAGATTTAGTTGGGAGCGTGACACGTTAACAATATCCGAGAAAATCGATAAATATAAAACTATCTTTGAAAAACTAACGCCAATAGCCCAAGCATGAATGCCGTAAAAGTCGCCTATAATATAATGAGCAGCAACGCCGCGCTTACTACATTGGTAAGCTCGCGCATTAATCCGCTGCGAATACCGGAGGGCAGTGCCTTCCCTGCAATCAGTTATAACTTAATTAGCATCGTTCCAACGCCGACTAAGTCAGGACATAGCCGCACAGATTGGGCGCGTGTTCAAGTTTCTATATTTGGCACGACATACCAGAGCGCTGCAAATGTTGCAACAGCTGTGCGGACTGCATTTGAAGCCGTAACGCTTCCGGGTACATTTGCCCAAGTGAAAGTACAAACTATAGAGTTTGACGCGCAGAACGAACTAACAGATGATGAATCAGCGTTTGCTGGTGTCTATCAGATTACTCAGGATTATATAATTAATTACACCAGATGAGCAGGTTAAACGTTGTCATTGGAGCTAATATAAAAGAGCTTGAAACTAATTTTAACAAGGCGGTTAAATTAGTACAGGAAAGCGGCGACGGCATGAGCGCAAGCGTTGCGAAAGCTGCTAAGGATATACAGGATAGGCTGCAAGCTTTAGCCAGTGCAAAGCCAACAGCTCGCGTAGTTCGTCAATTGCAAACTATGGCAATGGAAGCTCGCGCAATGGGACCAGCATTTTCCGAAATGGCGGATGAATTTATCCGCGAAGCCGGTAGGATGCAGGACGAAATCGGCGACACTCGCGCAGAGATTGGATATTTTGCAAGCGACACGCGGAAGCTTGATGCTGTAATAGGTGGAGCTAATGCAGTAGCAGGAGCATTTGGAGTTGTTGAAGGAGCAATGGCGGCGGTAGGTGTTGAAAATGAAGACGTGCAGAAAAGCATGGTTAAGCTTCAGGGCATAATGACAATGCTAAACGGATTGACGGCAATACAGAACGCATTGCAATCTGAAAGCGCGGTAGCTATTGGAGCGACTACGGCAATAAGAAAAATCGAAGCGTATGTAATGGGGCAGGCAACTGTTGCAGCGCGTGCATATTCTGCGGCGTTGGTGGCTACTGGATTTGTTGCAGCCATTGCTGTAATATCTGGAATAGCCATGGCGTTTGCCGAGGTTGGCAGAAAAACGCAGAAAGCAAAAAAAGATACCGAAGATTTTTATAAAATACAACAGGAAAAGGCTAAGGAAACCGCGCAGCTTATTCGCGGGTTTGATGACGAAGTAATAAATAAGGCAATCAGTAACGCCAAGCGCAAAGGGTTAACCGACCAGCATTTGCGTGACGCTGAATTGAAAGCCGTTGAAGCTGCCATAAAAGGCAGACGCGCGCAGCTTGCGGAGGAGGAAAAATATAGCGCTAAATACACTGAGATATCAAACTACATCATGACGCTGGAAAAGCGCAAGGAGGATTTGATAACTGAGAACATCGTAGCGGCAAATAAAAAGCGCGAGGATTTAACTAAGCAAACGGCAGAAAAACAAAAGGAAATCATTGCCAAGGCACTTGAAAACTATACGGCAATTTACAATCAATTTGGATTTAAAGCAGCGCAAAATTATAGTGATTCATTTGGTAAAAAGTTTAAAGCTAATCCTGTAAAAGCTGAAGATTTAAAAGGAGCAGGTTTGAAGATAGTTAACACTATGGATCAAGTTGCTAAAGACATAAACAAAAATCCAATCCAATTAAAAATCGACGTACAGACCGAATACAGTAGTTTTATTAAAGATTTAGTACAGATGCGCGACGCAATAGACGCGGCATTTGAGCAACTTATTGAAAGCACCTTAACCGCAATTGGTGAAGCAATTGGCGGCATGATTGCAGGCGAGCAGGGAGCATTTAGAAACTTTGGGAACGTGGCGCTTAAAGCGGTTGCGGATTTTATGAAGGCATTTGGTGCGGCGTTAATTACCACGGCCATAGCTTCGGACGCATTCCAAAAATTAATACTTGCCAACCCAATAGCAGCAGCGGCAGCGGGTGTTGCATTGGTTGCAGGATCTGCGGTAATCACAGCGCAGTTAAAAAAAGGCCCAGAGTTTACAGCGTTTGCAGATGGTGGTATTGTTTACGGCCCTACATTGGGTTTAATGGGTGAATATCCGGGAGCCCGTAGCAATCCGGAAGTAATTGCACCGCTTGACAAATTAAAGGATATGATTGGAGGCGCAGGAAATGAAAGCGGCTATATTGCAAGCACACACATAAGCGGGCGCGATTTGGCTATAGTTTTAAACAGATATAATAACGATTACTCACGCGGATAATGGCACGCAAATATTACGGAACATTTAAAAGTTTTAATAATACCGATTGGAAGGTAGAGATACACGACGCACCTACAGGCAGCGCAACGGCAGGGACTGAGTTAAAATTAGCGGGCGAAGGGTTTACACTTGATCGCGACGGCGAGGGCAGCAAGTGGCACGAAAACAGGGTTATGTCAAGCAGAGCAACAGCGCGTTGGGTAATACCAAATAGCACAGTGCTTGATGCGTTTGTAGCAATTCAAACGGAGGCTGAGAATTACTGGACTATGGTAATTTGGCGCGGCTCCGATTTATGGTTTGTTGGCCGAGTTTTAGCGGATCAGTTTAATAGATTGCGTGAAAGCATAGACGGCAAGCCTGTAATAGAATTAACTGCCGTTGATGGGTTGGAATTGTTAGACGGTTACAACGTTAAAAATTCATGGTTTAGCGATGGATACATACAGCTTAACGTATTATTTCGCGAGTGCCTGCAAGAATTAGAATTGCACGATTATTGGCCGTACTTAGGCAAAACTGATTATTATTTTTTTGATGCTCAAAGCATGTATGCGGCAGACGCTACGCGTAAAGGCGTGGACATGTTGCGCGTTAATATTAATACATTTTTAGACGATTACGATCCGTTCCAAGATGTTAAGGCTATAGACCTTGCCGCAAACTGGTATTACGATTTAAACATGGTTACATGCAAGGAAGCTATAGAGCAAGTTTGCGAAATATTTAACGTGCGATTTATGCACGCTAACGGAGGCTATTGGCTTACTGATGTTGCAGCTTATAGCGGTTCTAATATTCCATACCGGCGCTACAATTATACATTAAGCTATCAAGGCACTGGCACATATAGCCACAGGCAACAGCTTGGCACCTTGCCAGCGCGGCCGCAGTGGGCAGCCAAACCTAACTTATATTATCAGCCTGCGTTTAAAACGTTAACGATTGACACTGAGCGAATCAATGCAGCTTCAATAATTAGAACACGCTCAAATAAAACAACTACTACGCTGGAGCTTGCAGCTGAAGGAATACCAACAGGAACAACAATAAATCAGCACCCCATTAAAATTAAGTTTGTAGGTAAGTCGGAGTTTGCTGGGAGCAGTGGAAGTATAAATATATTAATGCGCTATAGTATGCGCGTATGGGTGGAGGATAGCAGTTTTAATAAAAAAATCCTTGATTCCGATGGGTACTGGGTAAGCGCTGCAACGGTGCCAATATATCAAGAAACCGTTGATATTAAACAGCTTCAAGGTAATTGGATTACATACAAATTTGAAAAGCAATGCACAACTGCGCCGACAGGTTTCAACGTTTTAAAATGTCAGCTTGTAAGTGTTGAACTTATACCGCGAACTTACGTACGTGGAAAATGGGTGGCGGCAGGTAGTGTTGTAAATGTTAATTTTTGGGGTAGTATTCAGGTTGCATTTGCCGAAACTTCGGATTATCAGAATCCCGATTTCGTATGGAACATATCAGAAGATTTCACGCCAGCGGCAGCCAATACAAAAAACAGCACGCAGGTGCAGCTGAAACCCAAGTATTATTACAGCGGTAATAAGTTTGGCATTGGTAATATATGGGCGAACGATGGCACGCAGTGGGTAATTGCTGATGAATTTTTTGGCGGTTGGGATTCAGTTACTAAAGGCACACCAACCAAAATGCTTGGCGTTGGCTTGTCTTCATTATATGCTGATTTCGTGCCAGTGGTGCGCGGTACTTGGATAGATTCTGGAAGCTTGGATTTAATTAAATCGTTGTATTTTGATAGCTATACATGGGTATTAAATGGCGCTTCATTTAATCCGCGGCAAGATCAATGGGAAGGCGAGTGGTTGGGGATAGCTCCGGTGTATACTAACACTACAACCACAGGAGAGGGATTACGAATTGCAAGCGAGCAAGGCGATATATTACGCGACCGAATTAATTTGATTGAAACGCAAGTGAATAGTTATCAATCTATGATTTCGGTAATGCCTGAAACAATGTTAGAGTATTTGGTAAACGACGCAGACGGAGCGCCAACGTCGCAGCCTACATTGAATACACGATGGGAAGTAATGCTCCAATATGATGACGCAACAGAAAACGTTGACTGGCATTTGCAGGAACATAATGCAAGCGTAACCTATACGAACGGCACGCACACCTTAACGAATGGTTATGAGCTTATTATTTGCAATAGCACCGACGGAAACGTGGTTGTAAATTTACCAGATGCCGACGAAAGCATGGGTAAAAAATACTATTTTATTAAAACGGCAACTGCGCACGTTGTAACTATTGACGGCGGAACATTTTTAATAAACGGCGGAACATCGACGACAATCAATAATTTATACGGCAGTAAAACAATTATAAGCAACGGCACGCAGTGGTATATTATTGCCGATGTGTAAATTGTTAACGATTGCGCGGCGCTGATTGATTAAATTTGAAAACATGAGCGCGGCACTATATACGGGCGAAGATATAACTATTGTAATTGATTTAGTCGATGATGAATTTAGCCTAATGGCTGACGTAATTGTGGGCGTATTAATTAACGATTTGCTTGTAACGTCTTTCAAAAAAACAAGCGGCACGGTTTACGCTGTTGCTGGCGATGTTAACCAATGCTCAGTAAGATTAACGCGAGCAATTACTAAAACATGGGATCCGGGTATGTTGTCTATGGAGATAACCAAGGTTTTCACCGATGCTAATTATCCAAGTGGTAAGCACGTGATTTATAAAGATAATATAGTTCAGTTTGTTAACGCCGCAACTAAAAGCTTATAATGCCTGACGTAATTGTAACCATACCCGGAGCGACAAATGTAACCGTTGATGATGCACCGGCAACGTCGGTGGTGGTTATATTTCCAGCTTCTAATTATGTAGTAACTACGGTAATAGATCGCGGCATTTTGTTTGGCGTGGAAGGGCCACAAGGTGCAACTGGTGGTGTTAATACAATTAACGGGCAAAGCGGAAACGTAACGCTTGACACTTCCGAAATACCAGAGAATCCAAGCGCGTTGTATTTTACTAATACTCGAGTTTATACAAAGGTTAAAGCGGCTTTAATTGCAGGTAGTAACGTATCATTTACATACAATGATGCAAATCAAACTATAACAATTGCGGCAAGTGGAAACGTACTAAGCGTAAACGGACAAACGGGAGCGGTTGTTTTAAATACAGACAACATAAATGAGGGGTCTACTAACCTATATTTTACCGCTGCAAGAGTAAGAGATGCGGTTTTGACAGGTTTGTCAACTGCAACAAATGCGATAATTTCCGCTACTGATTCAGTATTGAGCGCATTCGGTAAATTACAGGCGCAAATTACCGCTAATTTATCTACGTTAAGCGCACACATAGCAGATACAAGCAATCCGCACTCGGTTACAAAGGTACAAGTAGGGCTAGGAAATGTTGCAAACGTAGATACTACAAACGCTTCAAATATTTCAAGTGGTACTTTATCAGATAGCAGATTGAGCGCAAACGTAACAACACAAGGAAACACATTCAACACCGCTAATAAATTGGTACAATTAGACGCTTCGGCAAAACTTCCTGCGGTGGATGGTTCACAATTGACAAATTTACCCGTATCACCAAGCACGGGTGGAGATTTATACTTATTTTATAACTATTAAGATATGGCTGCAAATACATCACCAATTTTCGCACTCGTACCCGAAACTAAAATAGTAACGGTAACGGCTGCAACAACAGATAGAACAGGGGCGACGACTACTAACTTAGTGGAGTTGCTAACTGCTGCAACTGACGGCACAAAAATCACACAGATAGGGGCAAAGGTTGCTGGAAGTAATTCTGCTACGAGCGTGTTGATTTTTATCACCAACACAAGCGGAACAAGCCCTAAGTTGTACGATGAAATTGCACTACCTGCTATTACTGCGAGTACAACGGTAACTTCACAACGTCAAGTAACGGCATATAGCGACTTGCAATTGAAAAGCGGTCAAAAAGTATTGGTAGGCATTACGGTTGCGGTTACAGACGGAGTAAACATTTTCGCAATTAAAGGGGATTATTAATGGGGAACTTTGGAATTTTTAAAGGGTTTTCTGATAAGTTATTTGAGGGGGAGTTACCAACACAATTAGGCAAAATAGGAAGTGAAAGTTTTGGATTTACTGGTTTATTAGATGATTACCCTAATGCTGCGGCTGCTTATTCGTTGCGATTGTTACGAACTGCTTATACAGGTTCTGCTATTCGTGTTCGTAGGTCAAGCGATAACACCGAGCAAGATATAGGATTTACATCGGCTGGTAATTTAGATACAACTGCTTTAACTACTTTTTGTGGTAGTGGGAATGGTTTTGTTACAACTTGGTATGACCAAAGCGGAAACGCACGAAATGCAACGCAAACTACCGCAGCAAATCAGCCGCAAATTGTGAGTAGTGGTAATGCAATAAATTTAAATGGTAAACCTTCAATTCAATTTGATGGAACTAATGACCAATTATTAACAACTTCTATTTCTTGGAGTACATCATTTACATATGTTGGTGCTTTTAGCGCAATAGATAATAATAATTATGGGAAAATATATTCTATTGGGGCTGATGCCACTTCAAGCGGATATGCTTTTGCGACATTTGCAGGAGCAACCACTATGGATTGGCAAGTCGACGACGTTTTGATATTTGGTAAAGGCTACAGTTTAACAGACCCAAGAATAATAAGCAATGGCAAAATATTGACGGATAACGTTCAAAATTTAGTATTCACCAATTTATCTTCGGTTTCATCAAATTGTTATAGAAATGGAAGTGAGATTTCATATCGTAAAAGAACAACAGGCAATACTGATAATGCTTCTAACATCTTGTATATCGGCGGTTCTGATACCAATTCGCAAAATTACAAAGGCAATAACCAAGAAATGGTCTTTTATAGTAGTAATCAGAATTCCAATCGAACAGGAATAGAATCAAATATAAACACATACTATGGCATTTATTAACGGCTACCAATATACCACCGAACAGGACGCAATTAACGCACGTGAGGCGTGTGATGCTTACTATGGTATTCCCGTTTCGCCTGACGATGTCACGCAAAATTGGTGTGATTATCAGTTTGCAATATTAAATAATCCGCAGTTTTATTATATTGTATTTGATGAATCACTTACGCCAATATTAGGACAACCCACAGAATTTGAAGTAATACAACCAAATCCATTCGATGAAACACATTGATAACGATACAACCGCAGCCATTGCCACAGGAATAAGTGGAAGTGCTACGATAATACATTTCAGCCAAACTTGGCAGCCCGTTGCAGCCTTTGTACTTGCAATTGTCGGTATAGTATCGGGAATGTTTGCGATAATATATTACGCACGTAAGATCAAGCAATTAAATGGCAAAGGCAAGTAAATCTGTAGCTAGTACGTTCAGGGCTAAGCCGCGTAAAAAACTAGGACGACATAAAAAACACCGCAATAAACATGAATCAAGCAAACCATACCAAGGACAGGGCAAGCGTTAAGGGTTACGCCAAGCCTACGCCTGCTAAGTGGCGCAAAATAGGCGACGGCCTGTTATTATTATCTACCACATTAGCAGCGTTAAATATTTCTCATCCAACGCTAGCTATTGGCATACAAGTGACAGGGGTAATCGGTAAGTTTCTAACTAACTTCTTCCATGAGGACACCGCGTCGCAGTGAGGTGGAGGCAGCCGTTAAACGGTTGGGTTATAAGTGGTTTGAATCGGGCGACTACAACGTAAATATTGTAGGCATACGCAATACCGCCACAGGTAGCAAGGTAACCAACCTATTCGACGATTGGATAACAGTCAGCTGGAAAGAGCAAGGCAAGTGGTGCTATCAAATATTTTCGGCTACCACTGAGCCGGGAAAGAAAGGCATGCTAGAAGGCAAGGCCAAAGGCGGCGTTTTTATTTTGAAGGAAGGGCAGTATCGCGGATCACACGAAATCGGTTTGCACCAGGGGAAATATAAAGCCCTTAGGCAATGCGGCTCGCTTCGTGGTTACCGCGATGGCGATAGGGACATGGAGTTTGATTTGGTTCAGGAGCAGGAAGTTTGGAACGCTGGAGTAAACATACATAAGGCAGGCAAAAACAGCACCTACGTGGAGAACTGGAGCGAAGGCTGTCAAGTGTTTAAAATCGAGCAGGATTTCAACGAGTTTATGGAAATCATAGAAAAAGCGGCCACGATTTACGGCAGCCGCTTCACCTACACATTAATAGGAAGTAAGGATATTACTTTTTTACCGCTTCCGTAAGCTTAGCTAT